ATGGGAATAGCAGCGTGGTCCTTCTTCGGTCAGCCTCCGAAAAAACAGACCGCCCCCCGGTGCACCCAATTCGCCCTCAGAACCGCCCAGGACGCCCGCTAGACGCAAAAAATCCCGCTCAGGCTGTCGGGTAGCCTGGCTGGCTACGCATGGTAGCGTCTGCACTAAATTGGCGGGGCAAACGATCTTCCTATCTCATCCAACCTTTTTTGAAGCCATTGCTTTTCAAGAATATTCGGAATTATGTAGCAAACACACCCACGCTACATAGCCCCAAATCCTTGATTCCGCTACCCTTTCCGCATGACCAGCCAAACCACCATCGCCGGGCTCGTCGCCAAGCGTGCCGAGCTTGCAGGCGAGATCGACAGCGCCGAGGCCACGCTGAGCCAGCTTCGTGCCGACCTCCTGCACATTGACGCGGCCATTCGCATTCTGGACCCGTCGTACAAGACCGACGCCATCCGCCCGAAGAAGAAGCGCAAGGGTGCCGACTGGTTCGGCAACGGCGAGCTATTGCGGCTGATCCTCGAGACGCTGCGCAAGGCTGGCGAGCCGTTGACCAGCAAGGAGGTTGCGCTGGCCGTCATGGAGCGCAAGGGCTTCGACACGACGGACGAGACGACGGTACGGCTGGTGGAGAAACGAGTGTTTGCCGGGCTTCACAGGCGGCAGGGAAAGCTGGTGCAGCGGGTGGAGTATGGGCCTAGGAGCGTGGGGTGGCGGGTTTAGGGCGATTGCAACGATTTATTTTGTTATTGATTAATCACAGACTCTGTGATTCGAGGTGCGCCTTATGAACCGAGAATTCGATCCGCCGTTAGACCCGGGCATAGCGGGCGCCGTGGTTGCCTTGCTTGATGCTGGAATTGAGACCTTTGAGTCCTGCCAAGGCGGGCAGGATCACGCATATCCAGAACCGACCGTTCGATTCTATGGCGATCGCGTTGAAGGGTTCAAGGCATTCCATGCGGCAATGGCTGCCGGACTCCCCGTCGCCAATCTGCGCAGGGTATGGCCGATTGTTGACGGGGAGCCGACAGGCCCCTGGTGGGAACTAACGTTAGAAGCGGTTAGCGGCTGAGTCGCGCGCACTCCTGACAGAGAGGCTTGCCGCCAGTGCCCTGACGCAGATTTTCTCGCTCGATGTTGTTCCCGGTGTTGCATTCGGTATTGTTGTGGTGAACGGTCTGTTTAACCGAATGCCACGGGGCTTTTTTCGTCATATCGCATCCTCCTAGTGAGTGGTTGGATGCTGAGAGCAAGAATCTTATGGCACAGCCAGGGTCTCCCGGCAACGCAGGGCAAGGGCGTGGAGAAGGTGGTGTTCGGGCCTCGGGCTGTGGGGTGGCAGATCGGCTAGGTAAGGAGCGACTAAACGTCTGCATGGCGGTTCTCGACTGGCACTAGCCGCCTCGGTACGGCATAGTGCCGTTAGCCGGCAGGAGAGACTAACGATGCCAGAATCCAATCTCGATCTTTTTCATTTCGAGGAAGACAAGCCTAGCTTTGAAGCTCTTTCTAGAGAAAACGGATTCCGTTTTTGGATGGCGTCAGATCTGGCCCAAGCGTTAGGTTACCAGTCTGTCGATTCGATGTCGAAGGCGATTCAGCGGGCGATGACCGCAACCGTCACGCTGAACATTGCGATCAGCGAGAACTTTAGCGAGATTATTGAAGACGGGACTCGCGATTGGCGTTTGTCGCGCTTCGCTTGCTATCTCACCGCAATGAATGCCGACCCGAGGAAGCCGGGAGTCGCGAAGGCGCAGGCTTGGTTTGCGACCATTGCGGAATCGTTTCGGCAATATATGATTGAGTCGGATTCAATCAGCCGAGTAGTTGTAAGGGGCGAAATCACCGAAAGCGAAAAATCTTTGAGCGCCACAGCCGGCAGCCATGGGGTGGTGAATTATGCATTTTTTCAAAATTCTGGATATCGCGGCCTCTACAATATGAATTTTGCCGACCTCAAGGCGATGCGCGGGGTGCCCGCAGGGCGGAGCCCCTTGGATTATATGGGTAGCACGGAATTAGCGGCCAATCTATTTCGGATTACCCAAACAGAAGAGGTGATCAAAAATGATAATGTGCAGGGGCAGACTAGGTTGCAAGAAACGGCCTTCGACGTAGGGCGCAAAGTGAGAAACACTATGCGTGATATTAGCGGAGCAATACCCGAACAGCTTCCGGTGGCAGATGACATTAAGGGCGTTCAAAAGGGCATAAAAGACGTCCGCCGCGACTTTGTGCGTCTGGACAAGCCGAAGCGGCTTTAAGCCGCCCGCTGCCAATACCCGCACCAGTTAGCTGACTTCGGGCTGTTCAAGCCGTCCTGCCCGACCCGCTGCCACTGCGTGCCGTTGTCCTCGCGGCGCATATCCTCGCGCCACGCCATCTCGCCAGCGTACTGATCCAGATACTTGCCGCTGATCCGGTGATGCTGGCCGAACTCGGCGCGGCGCAGGCGGCTGAAGAAGCTCTCGACTTGATTGGTGCAGGCGCCATCGTCTGAGAACGCGAAGCCGTGGTTGATGCGCTTGGTGTCAAACTTAGCGTGCAGCTCGTCCCACACGCTCGCCTCGTCCGCGTAGACGGTCGAACCGGCCGCGACACGGGCGCGGATGACGGCCACGCCTTCGGCTTCGCTGCGGACCACGAACGGCAGCACGCGGCCACCACGCTCGCGCATGGCGACGACGACGCGACGCTTGCCGTTCTGGTTCTCGGCAAGGCGACGATCGCGGCGGTTTTCCTTGTGGTTCGCCGGCTTGACGTGCCCGCCGACATAGCAGCCGTCGATCTCGACATCGCCGCTCGGCTGGTAGGCTGCCTGATCCGCCTTCATGGCCTCACGCAGCTTGTGGGACAGCACGAAGGCGGTTTTGTATTGGCAGTCCAGATCGCGGCTCAGTTGCAGGCTGCTGACGCCTTTGACCGCGTTCACGAAGATCGCGATGCTCATCAGGTAAATCTGTATCGGCAGCTTGCGGCTGTGAAACAGCGTGCCGCTTGTCACGCTGAACTGCTTACCGCAGCCCTTGCACTTGAAGATCGGGCGGCAGCGGTAGGCGTTGACCGCGAGGCAACCGCAGTGCGGGCAAACCGGCTCGCCTTCCGTCTCGTGCCAGCGAAGCGCCCGGAACGTGGCAGCGGCTTCCTCGTCGCTCATGCGGGCGACACGGACCAGGCTCAACGTGCGTGCCCTGGCGGAAAGGAGGAAGTGGGAAGTCATATATCGTCTCGCGGTTGGTTTCTATCAAATGTGATAGTTCATTACCGCTTGTCTGACAAGAGAAAACTGTTATATATGACAGGAAGATTGCAGGAGGCTAGGATGGCGTCGAATGAGAAGTGGGCAAGAATTGCCCGCAGCACTCTGAAGGCTGAGCTTAAAAGGCACGAGATTAGCTATCGAGAACTGGCGGGCCGACTCACAAACGATGGGTCGCCTGAGACCGAGGCGTCCGTAACAAACAAGATAGCGCGGGGGACGTTTACCGCAGCATTCATGCTGCAATGCATGTCACTAATTGGAGTTACGGCAATTCGTACCGAATAGATAGATCGGGCGCTTATAGAATAGTTGGGTTGCTTATTGAAAAGCGCATACTTTCTCCGGGACGCGAAACGACTACTATTACCTTTTGCGAAAGAACGCTGGACGCGCTAATAACAACTTCCAAAAGTCGCGTATTTCCCATGTTTTTCTTCAGCGTCAACGACAATCCGCGCTTTTGCCCGGAATCTGGCAGCACGAAGGCGCGCTCTCCGCTTTTGATGCCGTCAATCAAAGATTTTGCATCAGGCCCCTCCATTGTTTCTTGTGGGCCGTGCATGTAATTCCAAGGGTATGTTTCAAAGAAACTTCCTATAAAAAAGTCCTCGTAATGGCCGTGAGGAATAGATGCGCTTGTTTCCTGCCCGTCTATTGAGCACTGATAACGGTAGTCACTAAACCGCAATTCGGTTTTTACGTTAGAGAGTTCCTTGCCGTCTTTTCTGTTATTTGAAACGCGGATAAAGACCTTTATTCGAAAGGCGTTATCACCCCCTCCGTGCCAGGAAAAGTTGACTGCATTGGATCTTAAGATCGGCGCATCTTGCCATACCCTGATGGGGTGCCGCTTGCTATTCCACCAGCCCCAGAAATACGGCAAAACATATCTGACGCAGACATAAACCGTGAGTAGAAAAGAATATACTACGAACAAACTTTCACGAGAGGCGTATTCCATCACGAAGCCCCAGCGCATTGCTGCTGCTGGCAAATCGGCGATGTCCTGCGGCATGAAGAAAATGCCAATCCACGTGCTTCCAAGAGAAACTGGAAGCCATAGAATTTTTGCAAATTTCCAAATCGATGCCCGCATACCCATTCCATTGCCCCGCCTCCGGGGCCTGCGCAAGCGCGTTCGGTCATTCGATTCGATTCTCCAAATTCGCAGCAGGTGTGTTTGCTACATAATTCCGAGAATATTAATAGCCTCCTCTTCATCGCCCTCTTCTGGCGCGGTCATTAGGCCAGGACTTATCGTAAGCGCTGCCGATGAAGAAAAGTCTTTCTTCATGTTGTCGATTTCCGTTCTGGGCTCGGTCACATCTACTCCCATGTTTTCCAGTTGAACTAATATCCATTCCATGCGCCGGATATGATGTTCGGCAATAATAACAGCGATGAGTTGCGCGTCCAGGATAGAGCCGCACGCACTTTCCGCGTATTTCTTCAAGAGATTGTTTAACGCGTCTTGGACCACAAACTCAACCGATGTTGGATGCCCATGACGTCTAAATTCTTTGGCATAATCTCGGCAATAAACGACTTGTGCGGCAAACTTTTCAAGTTCACCGAAGATGCGAACCTTTATTGCAATGTTCTCCGCTTTATCGAAAGAAATCTTGCTTTCACTCATCGCCCATCTCCATCAAACCGCCACCCATCCCGCTCCCCCTCACACCACTTCCAGACCGTCGACACACTCACCCCATGCTCCCTCGCCGCATCCCCAACCCTGCAATAGCGCGTCTCACGCACGCACGCCCTGGCCCTGAACCCCTTGCTTCCACCATCCCGCCATTTCTCGACGCCATCGGCCCGCCACCCTGGCCAGTCCAGATGCTCGCACCGCCAGCGGACGCCATGGCCCGTGATGTCGCCAAGGGCTCGGGCAGCGGCACGGAATGAGGGGTAGCGGGCGCCGTCGATGGTGACGGGCACGGCCTTGTGGTGGGGGCTGGTGGTCAAGTGGGCTCCACCCTCGCCACAACCTCCCGCACAACAGGTATCGGCAGATCGGCGGTGAGCCAATGCCCGACCGTGCCGGGCGGTGTGCCTGCCAATGCCTCGGCCATGTTGTTGCCAGTCCAAGCCTCCGTACCGTCAGGCGCAACAGCCACGGCCACCCGCACCCGCACTGTGTCGGCCGGCGGATCGGGCTGGCGGATGGCGGCGATGGCGGCCTTGGCATGGTCGATATACGCCCGCCAGCAATCTTCCTCGCCCTTAACCTCCAGGCTCACAGCGCGGGCGGCCCGCTCGATTTCGTCATCCGTCATCAAAACCCCTCCAAGCGCCCGTGAGCGCGTTCATTGTCCCGAGGCAGTCCAACACCGCCCGCCCGCATATCGTCGCCTGACGGTGCCTTGGCTGGGCGGGAATGGCTATTCACGGGGCTGGTGCTCGCCGCAGGTGTCGCTTTCCATCGTGCCCGGCCATGTCGATACGCCGGCTGGATTGAACACTGGCGGGTATCTGTGACAGCACCCCTCGTCTTCGCCATGATTGCCGCGCTCGATGTACAACCAGAACCGGCAATCTCCGCACCTGTGCTCGGAAATTGGCTGCATAGCCTTGGCAACGGATCTTGCCACGTCCTCGAAATTGCAATTCTTGGCCTTCGGATGCCAGCGCCTAAGCACCTCGGCCGCCCGCTCCACCGCCTCGTCGCTATCGTCAATCGTTCGCATCACTCATACCTCCATCCATCCTTGCCGCTCTTGCACCATTTGCTCACAGCCGAGACCGACACGCCCTTGGCATGTGCCGCGGCCGACGCGCTCCGGTATCTATCCGCGCCATGACGCACCGCCTTTCCCCGCGCGCTCTCGCCGCCACGCCACTTGTCGACGCCCGGCGCGGTCCATGTCGGCCAGTCCAAGTGCTCGCAACGGTAAAGCACCGTCATGGACACGACGCCGTGTGCCGCAGCGGCCATGCTGTAGCTCGGATAGGCCACGCCGGCGACCGTGCAGGGCTTCGGCTCCTGGCCCTTGCGCCGGGGCGTGACAAGCCCTGGCGCTGGCTCCACCCGCCGTGCAGGCTCAGGCTTGGCCACGGGCTCGGGCCGCTCGATCGCGGGCAGGAGGCAGCGGCGGGCTATGGCGGCGGCGGGGGTCACGTCTCGCTCCTCGGCTTCAACGCGAGCAACGCCGCCCGCAGCTTGTCCAGGTCGCCGGCTTCCCTGGCCGCGATGCTGACTTCGGCACGCAGGCGACGGCGGTCCTGATCAATCTGGATCTCGGCTACCCTCTCATCGTGCCCGACTGTCCACGGGACAATGACATCCCCTGTTCGGCACCCTCTTCGCCTGCCCGTGCTGATAGTCCAGACTGAGCCATCTTCGGTTGTAAGCGTCGTCTTCGTGACGCGCATCACGGCCATTTTGGCAGGGGCGAACTCGGTCCAAGACCGGGGAGTGTGCACCGCCACCGCATCGCCGGGTTGCATCGCCGCAAGCGCTTTTGTCATTCGACTCGCTCCCTGGCCCAGCGTGCGAACACCGCCAGCCCGCATTCCAGGCGCCTCGCCTTGCTCGGGCCGCGCGCCATCGTGACCTCGTATTCCACGGCCATGTAGGGCTCGCCGTCGAGGTAGCGCGTCTCGAAGATGCGCTTGGCCGTCCGGTCCTTGCCTGTCTTGCCGTGATAGGTGGCGCCGGCCTCGATCTGGTCCGGGGTCATTTGGGCGTCTCGATCATGCGCTTGATCTCGTCGAGAATGGCGCGGGCTTCGTAGAGCGCGCCGTTGAGCCCGCACCAAGTATCTGACTGCCAGGGAAAACGGTCCCGGCTCGTCCTGGCCTCAGCAACCCGCCGCTCGATCATCGCCAAGACCGCCGTCACGTCGATCGGCTTCACGCTTCCTCGAGCCTGCGGATCTCGCTCGTGAGAATATCGCCAGTCTCCGGCGTCAGTTCGGTTAGCCATGTGCGGTTTCCTTTCCACAGTTCCTCAAGCATGCCCACATCGCCAGTGGTCGCAAACTCGTTGCCCATCGCCTCGATTGCCGCGATCGCCTTGGGCAGCTTGGAGCGGTACGTCTTGCCGTCTTTCGGGCTTTTGAACTCGACGGTCGGGACGGCGGGCTGCTCAGGGGCGGGCTGCTCGGCGCGGGGCTTCTCGACCTTGAGCGGCCGCACCGTGAACGGCTTGCGGTTCGCGCGGGTCGCCGTGACGACGACCACCTCCTCCTTGTCGATGTGGCTCATGTGACTGATGCGAATGCCGCCGACTTTCATGCCGCCCCAAAGCACTTCCGGGTCACGGTAGAGGGTCATCGAGCGCCCGACATAATCGGCACCATCGCGGCCCCATAGCTGAACCATGATCCTGCGAACGGTCTTGCATGGATAGTATGGCCTGCCGCCGTCACCTTCGAACGAGACCGCGACAGGTTGCTCCGGCGAGCCCTCGTTAGCCGAAACCTTCGTTATCGTCACGGTCATCGGGCCTGCCGTCAGGTCATCGGCGTTCAACTGCGATGATTTCGGGGCGATGGTGGCGCCAAGATCGGTCATATCAGGATATCTCCCTCGATTTTGCGTTCTGTCGGAATCAGCGGCATGAGCTTGCAGTCGGGATGGAACGCGGACTGGTAGGCCTCGATCGCGCCCTTGATCTTACGCTCGAACTCGCCGGCAGCCGCGATGATGGCCTGCTGAACCTTCTCATCAGGCCAGACGCGGATCACCACCAACGGCAGCCCGCCCGAATAGCTCAGGAAGTCGACCCACCGCCGCTCGGACACGAGCAGCCCGGTCTGCAACTGGAGCATGTAGTCGATCGGCACCGACAGGCACTGGTCGCGCCAGACATGCTCCACGATGGTCTGGATCTGGAACTTCTGCCGCCGGCTCTTGACCTCGATCAACCCATCCCCGCCGATCAGTCCGTCCGGCGAGTAGCCGAGCGTGAAGCCATGACGAGTGTTGGTGATGAACCCGCATTCGGTGACGGGCGCAATCTGGGCATTGTAGAGGATACGCGCGTCGAGCTCGCCCTCGTGGCCGCGCAACATCTCGTCGCCCACATAGCTCGGCTCGACGTAGTTGCTGATCCGCTGGGCTGCGAGCTCGTAGACATGCATGCGGGTCTTGTCGTTATCCGCCGTCTTGAGCGTCTTGGCGGTCAGTGCAAGGCACATTTCCGAGGCCGTCAGGATGCCGAGGCGTGCGGCGTGCCATTCCTCGGAGCCCTGGATCAGGTCGGGGTGGTAAGTGATGGGGGGCGCGGCCGTGTCGATGGCTTGACCGGGCGACGGCCACACCTCATCGCAGACGCAGGGATGGTTCATGCAGGCGAAACAGGCGGTCATGAGCCAGCCGCCAACTTGCGATGCAGCGCCAAACCGTCCGCAGTGTGAACGACGAGGTGCGGGTTGCCGGCCTTGCCCTGGACGAGACCGCGCGCATAGAGGCTCAGGATTTGGGCCTCGTTGCCGTCGCGACCGATGGAGACGTGCAGCCCGCCGCCGTTGGTTTCGCAGACGGCGCGTAGGACTGCGGCTTGACGAGGTGTAAGGCGTTCGGGGCGTGTGGTCACTAGCGTCTCCTAAATGCTGCATTACGTGTAATTGCTCTTGGGACGCTTGTCAATTACCCGTAATTGCTTTAATTGGCCGATATGGCGAAACCCGTAGAGCTTCCCATCGTCGTCCAGATCCGCGTCACCGATGCGCAGCTTGCGGCGGTTGATGCTTGGCGCCGGAAACAGGCCGACCCGCCTACGCGCTCCGAAGCCATCCGCCGCCTAATCGAAGCCGGCCTGAACGCGAGCGCCAAGTAGCTCACCCCAACCTCGCCAACTGCGAATCCCCGAACCCGGCGACACCGCTCCGGCGAGCGCCCTTGCTCACGTCCACGTTGTGCACCTTCATCGCCCCCGTCTTGGCCATGAGGCGGCGAACGTCGGCCTCGGTCGCGTCGGTGTAGCGGCGGCTGCCGTGGATGGCGGCGATCTCGTCTGGTGCCATCGCAGTGCCGCGGTAGTCCGCCCGATCGCCGGCATGGGGTGCATCGCACCATTTGACCCGTTGCGTGCGCGGCCTTGCCGGCATGTTCGCCCTAGCTTCGAGATACGCCAGCCCGTCCGCGGTTAGATGGATCAGGCCGGGCTCGGCTCGGGCAACGCGCTCGGCCAGGAAATGCACCTTGAGCTGCGATGTCACCTGGCCGCGCTTGCAGCCGAGCAGTTCCGCGATTGCCGACACGCGGCATGGGCCGTGGTCGCGGAGATGGCCGAACGCGGCGAGTGTGTTGGCGGAAATTGTGCCGTAGCGGGTCATGCTTAAAATCCCTTCTTCACCACCGATTCCAAAATAAGACGACTTAAGACGACCCCAGGGTCGTCTAAGACGACCTAAGCCGTTGAATTTCCCTGGTTAAGACGACCTAGACGACCTGTGTGTGTTTTTAAATGCGTGCGCGCGCGCGTATATACGGGGGCGATTAGGTCGTCTCGGTCGTCTTAATCGTTTTGTTTCAACGGCTTAGGTCGTCTTTTTTTTCGCAAGGTCGTCTTAGGTCGTCTTAATCCTTGCATTTCAATGGCTTGACGGTCTTCGCTCATGCTGTTTCTGAGCCAAAAGTCGTCTTTTTCGGGTTTTTCTCGCTCCCGAGCGGCCACCAGACTTTCATGCGATTCCGCTCGCCGCGGCCCGTATCGCGCTTGTAGCTCGCCGATTTCATGATCTTGGCGATGCGAATTTCGTCCGTTTTCTTGATCTCGCTGGCGCGTAGCCCGACGCCATCGCAGAGCAATTCCCGCGTCGTCGGCGTGAACATGGACTTGGCCGCGAAGTCGAGCACGAGGTCATCCCAGCTATCGACCTCGAGGCGGCTGGCCTGCTCGCGGCGGGCGTCCTCCTGCAAGTCGTGGTCGTCGAGCCACCATAGGGCGCCGTCCCGATACTCCTTCAGCGCCTCGGCCCATATCTGCGCCCGGTCGTTTCTGATCGCGGCAACGTCGATCGCCGAGCCGCAGCGGACGGGCCAGAAGCGCCGGTTGCCGGTCTCGTCGCCTAGATACTCGTCTTGATTGACGGAGCCGCAGAACACGCATTCGCGGGGAGCCTCGATCACGCGGCGGCCGTAGGCGGGCCGGTAGCGGTCAACCGTGCGGCTCAGGAAGTTCTTGACCTCGGCCGCCTCGCGCGCCCGCTTGAGATGGGCGTCAAGCTCGGCAAGCTCGATGATCCAGACGCCGCGCAATTGCTCGCTGGCATCCTTGGAGTGAACGGCCGCGAGCTCGTCGGTGAAGAACCGTTCGCCGGCCAACGCCTTGAGCGCGGATGATTTCTTGAGCCCCTGGACGCCTTCTAGGATCAGCAGGTGATCGGCCTTGCAGCCGGGGCGCATGATGCGGGCGACTGCCGACACGAGCCACGCCTTGCCGACAGCCCGGTTATAGGGCGTGTCGTCGGCGCCGAGGTAGTAGGTGAGCCATGTATCGACCCGTTTGTGACCGTCCCATTTGAGGGTTTCGAGCCAATCGCGAACCGGGTGGTAATTCTGCTCATGGGCCACCGTCTCGACGGCTTGGCACACGGTCTGTATCTTGGCGTCGATGCTCTGGATCTGAAGCCATTCGTTCAGCTTGTTGTCGTCGTGCGGCGACCATTCGCGGTCTGTCTGATCCGACCACGGCAATGGCTGGAGCACGTCCGACCTTAGCGCCATATCGTTCCACCGGATCGCGCCGCGGAACTCGTTAGCATGACGAAGCGCCATGCAGATGTTGAACAGGTTGGCCTTGACGGTGCCGCTCGCATTGAGCTGCAAGCGATCCCGCCAATCCGGCTGAGGCAGCCGTGTCACCGAGGCCATCACCGGACCTCGGCAGCGCGAATGATCGCGTCCACCACCTCGAGGCCGTCGCGCTGGTGCACGTCGTTGAAATCGGTTCCGGCCGGCGGGGTCGCCAGCTTGACCTTGAACCCGGCGCGCTTGCGGTTGTCGATCGCCCGGTGAACGCGCTTGTCCGCAGGCGACCCGGGCTCGTCGCCGTCGCTAGCGAGTGTGAACGCCTTGCCCCGCAGATAGAGCCGGTCGAAGCCGGCATTGCCGAGGCATGGGAACACGGGCCGCCCGGTCGCGAGCCAGATCGACAGCCCGGTCTCGGGGCCTTCGCAAAGGATCGGGTGCCCACGTCCGGGGAAACGAGCCGCCGCCACGTCGGGCCAGCCGGGGCCTTCCATATGCGTGGATTTGGCGACGAGGTTGCCGTCGATCGTGATCTGGCGCTTGTTGCCGTCCCTGTCGAGATAGACCCGCTGCAACGCCCGCACGGCACCGCCGGCATCTTGTGCCAGGGCGACGAGGGCGTTCGCGCGGGGATCGAACCGGATCGCATGGGGCCACTTTGCAATTGAGCGTCCCCGAAGGTACCGTTCCCCAACTGTTCCTTCAACTGAAATCAACCCCGACAGGATCTCTGCCATTTTCGCCCGGCGCTCGGGATCGTCCGAAACGCCCCGTTTCCGCGCCAGCACGGGCAACGGTCGGTTGATCTCGGTCTTGTCGAGCAGTGAATAGGAGAGGCCGGATTCATAGTCGTGGACGAACCCGGCACGTTCACCCGAAATGGTGATCCGCAACGAGCCCTTGTTGCCGAAGCGCAGCTCATGGGTGCCGCGGGGATTGAGGCATTTCCGGTCGCCCGCGAACCTGAACGCCCGCTCGCGCATCTCGCCGGTCGAGATCATGAGCCGCGCCCCTGCCGCCAGAGCTTGATGGCGTGACGGATCAGCTCGTCGCCGTCAGCGTCCGCGGCATAGCGGGCGACGAGGTAGAAGCCGCCGGCCCGCGTAATCGCGGCTGCGAAATTCTTTTGGGGCTTGGAGCGCACCGCCTTGCCGGTCTTGATCTCGACGGCGGCGAAGATCCCGGTATCGGTCCAGCCCTGAAGG